ACCGCTTGAAGATATTGTGCGTGATTTCTTAGCATCGAAGCGTGATCCGATGCGCCTGAAAACGTGGATCAACACCACGCTTGGCGAAACCTATGAAGAACAAGGCGAACGCATCGATGAATATGACCTGTTTGAACGCCGCGAAGATTGGCCTGATGATTTGCCTGAAGGTGCAGTTGTCCTGACTGCGGGCGTTGACGTTCAGGATAACCGATTGGCCTATGAAATCATGGCGACTGGCAGCGGTCAGGAAACGTGGTCAATCCAATATAACGAAATCTATGGCGACCCATCCAGTGCGGAACTTTGGCAACGACTGGATGAAGTTCTGGCACAGAAGTTTGTGCATCCGAAGCGTGGCGAAATGATCATCAGATCAACTTGCATCGACAGTGGCGGCCACTACACGCAACAGGTTTATAACTATGTGAAGCGTCGTGCAGGGAAGCGCGTGTTTGCCATCAAAGGTATTGGCGGTGAAGGCAAGCCAATCATCGGGAAGCCAAGCAAAAACAATATCGGCAAGATCAACTTGTTCCCAGTTGGCACAGATACTGCGAAAGAACTGATATTCGCCAGATGGAAGATCACAGATGAAGGCCCGGGATATTGTCACTTTTCAATCACGCACAGTGAAGAATATTTCCGCATGTTGACATCGGAAAAGAAGGTGACGCGGTATCATAAAGGCCGACCAAAGCGCGAATGGGTGAAAGTCCGACAGCGCAATGAAGCGTTGGATTGCCGCGTTTATGCGATGGCTGCGCTGGAACTGATGGGGCTAAATATCGAACACCTTGCAAAACATACCCAAAATGAGGTAAAATCTGATCAAGTCGTGCCTAAACGTCGCGCATTCAAGCCGCGCCCAAATAACTTTGTGACAGGATACTAACAGAATGGCCAATTTATTTGACGCTGCGAATGCACCAGAAGGCGAACCGTTAGAAATCGTTGTCGGTGACTTCATCCAATGGAAGCGCAGCGACTTAGTGGCCGATTATCCAGTTGATGAATATTCTGCGGAGTATGTCGCACGCATCACTGGCGGTGGTTCTAGCGAAATCAAACTTGCGGCGACAGAAGCCAATCCAGAATATTACCTATTCACAGTGGATAGCGCGACATCTGCGGACTTCGATGCAGGTTATTACCACTGGCAGTTGGAGATCACTAAAACTGCAACTGGTGATCGTTTGGTTGTTGATCGCGGTGAATTTACCGCAGTCGTTGATTTGGACATCAACGGAACCGACCCGCGCACGCACGCAGAAAAGATGCTGACAAAGATTGAAGCCGTTCTGGAGAACCGCGCGGATGGCGATCTGTCTAGTTATAGCATTGCGGGGCGATCACTGACCAAGATGTCACCAGATGAGCTTTTGCAGTGGCGTGATTATTACCGGCGTGAACTGGCATCGGAAAAACGCAAGAATGCGATTAAGCGCGGCAAGAAAAGCAACGCAACAATTTTGATGAGGTTCTGATATGGGCTTGTTTGATTTCCTATCACGCAGAAGTGAACAAGCCGAAGGCCAGATCGTAAAGCGCAGCCGCAAACGCAGAAGCTATGCGGGCGCAAATCAGGGTCGCCTATTTACCGACTTCATTGGATCGAGTGCATCAGCCGACAGCGAATTGCGCAACAGTTTGCCAGTTCTGCGCAACCGATCACGCGATCTGGCGCGAAATAATGAATACGCGAAACGCTTCTTGAACCTGATCCGCACCAACGTCGTTGGCGAAAAAGGCTTCACAGTTCAGGTTCGCGCACGGAATGATGACCGTTCACTTGATGCAGCGGGCAACACCATTCTGGAAAACGCGTTCAAGGCGTGGGGCAGATTGGGAAATTGCGATGTCACCGGGCGCATGTCTTGGTTGGACGCGCAACGCTATGTCGCGGAGACACTGGCGCGTGATGGTGAAGTGTTCGTCAAGTTCGTGCAGAACAAGCGGTTCCGCGATGGCTTCGCTTTGCAGTTCATTGAAGCTGATCTGGTGGATGAAACAAAGAACGGACGCGCACAGAACGGCAATCAAATCCGCATGGGTGTGGAAGTGGACAGTTTCCAACGTCCAGTTGCATATTATGTTCTGACTGCGCACCCGAACGATAGTTTGAATTACACCACTGGCGCACAGCGCAAACACGTTCGCGTTCCAGCCGACGAAATGCTTCACTTGTTCATTCCGCAGCGCACACACCAAACGCGTGGCGAACCATTCATGTCACCCGCCATTGCATCGCTGAAAATGCTGCATGGCTATCGTGAAGCGGAATTGATTGCGGCACGATCCGCAGCGGCCAAGTTCGGCATCATCACAACGCCAGACGGAAATGAATTTGTTGGAGATGACCAGACTGATGATGAAGTGCCAATCATCGACATGGCCCCAGCATCAGTTTACCAATTGCCATCAGGCCATGACTTCAAGATGATTGACCCAGCGCACCCAACATCAGCGTTTGCGGATTTCGAAGAAGCGGTCTTGCGCGGCATCGCATCAGGCTTGAACGTCAGCTACACCAGTTTGTCGAACGATCTGAAAGGCGTTTCATATTCATCGATCCGTCAAGGTACGATTGAAGAACGTGACCACTACAAGACGCTTCAGTCATTCGTGATTGAACATTTCTGCGAACCAGTGTTCCGCGCGTGGTTAAGCAGTTCATTGACATTTGGCGACATCCCGATCCCAGTGACGAAATATGACAAGTTTGCGGACAACATCCATTTCCGCGGACGTGGTTTCTCTTGGGTCGATCCGCAGCGCGAAATCAACGCGAACGTCACTGCGCTATCCAATGGCATCATCAGCATGAACGATATTGCGGCGAACTATGGGCGCGACGTTGAAGAATTATTCGGGCAAATCCAAGCGGACAAGGAAATGGCCGAACGCTATGGATTGAAGATGGCGTTTGAGCCGTTCGGCAACAAAGCACCAGTTCCAGCCGATCTGGGGGACGATGATGGCGACGTATAAACCCACCGAAGGCATGAAAGAAGAAGCGCAGCGCGGTCTTGATTGGCGTTCTGAATTTGGCCGTGGCGGAACTGAAGTTGGCATCGCCCGGGCGCGTGACATCGTGAATGATCGCAATCTGTCAGAAGATACGGTCAAGCGCATGTTTAGCTTCTTCAGCCGTCATGAAGTGGACAAGGAAGCGGAAGGTTTTCGTCCCGGTGAAGATGGATACCCATCGAATGGGCGCATTGCATGGGCTTTGTGGGGCGGTGATGCGGGTTTCGCTTGGTCGCGCAATATTGTGGAAGGTCTGAAGGCAGAAGAAACACGCGCAGTGACCGATGCGGTGGGTGAAGGCTTGAAGAACAAAGTTGAAGAACACAACGAAGACGTGGGTGACGCTGCATCAAAGCGCACTAATTTGCGCACACTGATCGCAGTATTTGAACGTGGTGTTGGCGCATATAAGACAAACCCGGAAAGCGTTCGCCCAAATGTTCAGTCACCAGAGCAGTGGGCATATGCGCGTGTGAACAGCTTTCTTTATGCGCTGCGGAATGGCAAATTCAGAAGCGGAAAGCACGACACCGATCTATTGCCAGAAGGCCATCCAATGTCGTCAAAGGATCGGGCGCATCATGATGAAATGCGGCCATATCCAAACGAACATGCAGCACGCATTGCCGATCCAGATCGATTTGATGATTTCCGTCGGGAAGCAAATGCTGGTGGTGAAGGAATTGATTTCATTTATGGCATCAGTGAAGGAAAAAGTGAAATCCAGAGTGTTCGATTTGATGCGGATAAATATACCGAAGCGGATGCAAAAACATGGTTGGATGATCATGATTTCACGCCAATCAAGTTTGAACCAGCGGCGATAGATGAAAGGTCTAGCAAAGACACTGTAAAAAATGCTAAAATCGGCGCAAATGCGAAAGGAACGGACAAGATGAAAAAACGTCATGTCATAAACATCGAAGAAACTGAAGAAGCGTACATCGTGACGTTCGCAAAGCCGCACGCCGAAGAAGAAGTCGCTGAAGAAGCGGAAGCCGCGGAAATGCCGACTGAAGAAGAACGTTTCAGCCGTGAAGAAATGTCCAAGCGTGCCATTCATATGGCGATGGGCGAACCAGCGATTGATGAAGAAGCACGCCGCGTGAAAGTTGGCGTTTCCAGTGAAGAACCAGTCGAACGTTCATTCGGAATGGAAGTTATTGACCATTCACGCGAAAGCATGAACCTAGATTTCTTGAACAGTGGTCGCGCACCGCTATTGCTTGACCATGACATGGAAAAGCAGATCGGCGTGATCGAAGGAGTTGAACTTGATGAAGATGCGCGTAGGTTGCGTGCAGTTGTGCGTTTTAGTCGAAACGCCATGGCTTCTGAAGTGTTCAATGATGTTACTGATGGCATCAGACAAAACATCAGTGTTGGCTATCGTATTGATGGCCGTGTAGAACGTGGGGACGATCCCGATAACTATTATCGTGTCGCAACCACACCGATGGAAATTAGCATCGTGTCAGTCCCAGCGGATCAGTCAAATCTTGTTGGTGTTGGTCGATCAGTTCCGGCAGAACCTAAATCTCAATCATCTTTGGAGGATGTTAAAATGACTGATAAAGTCGAAAACAACGTCGACCTTGATGCGGTAAAAGCTGAAGCAGTTCGCGCCGCACGCAAGAACGATGCAGAAATCTTGGCTATTGCCGCCAAGCACAACAAGCGTGACCTTGCAAACGCAGCTATCGCAAAAGGCATGTCAGTGGACGCATTCCGCGGCGAATTGCTAGAAGCAATCGGCAACGAACCACTAG